AGTAGGAGCAGCTATAATCGCAGCACCCGTAGCTTTACCGGCAGCATTAATTACGGCAAGTAGTTATTTGTTAGCAATCGGTGGAGTAACTGCTACACTATCACAACTTACTAAAGAGTAACTTACCTAATAGTAATATGCAGTTAAGTAAGCATTTAAGCAGAGCAGAATTTGAGCGTTCAGAAACTGCTATAAAACACGGAATAAACAACTCGATGAACTCTGGGCAACTTGCTAAAGCTATGGCATTGGCTATTAATTGTTTTGAGCCTATTAGAGAGCATTTAGGAAAGCCAATTAGAGTTAATAGTGGTTATCGTTCTCCTGCCGTAAATAAACGCATTGGAGGCTCTCTAACGTCTCAGCATAGTTTAGGCGAAGCAATAGATTTAGATTTACACGATAGAGATTTATTTGAGTGGATTATAGATAATGTTGTTTTCGACCAATTGATTTACGAAGCAGGAAATGATACTGAGGCAGCGTGGTTTCACATTTCCTACCGAGAAGGTCGTAATCGTAAGCAAGTCTTACGAATGATAAAGAAAGGCGGTAAATCTACCTATATACCTTACAAACGCAAATAGAACCGAGTAACATCGGTTTTTTTATTCAAACTTATTATGAGAAGGCGTCTATTTTTTGACATAGAAACATCATTTAACATTGGTATATTTTGGAGAAGTGGTTACAATCTTACAATACAACCAGAAGACATTATAAAAGAACGCGCTATAATTTGCGTTAGTTGGAAATGGGAAGGGAAAGATGAGGTTCATAATTTAACCTGGGATAAAAACCAATGCGATAAAAAACTTTTAAAAGATTTTGTTAAAATATTAAATCAAGCAGATGAAATAGTAGCGCATAATGGGGATAGATTCGATATAAAATGGCTGCGTACAAGATGCTTAAAACATAAGATTGATATGTTCCCTCAATACCAATCTATAGACACGCTTAAACACGCTAAAAGTCAGTTTAATTTCAATTCAAACAAGTTAGATTATATTGCTAAATTTCTGGGAGTTGGTGCGAAGCTGAAGCACGAAGGTATGGATATGTGGAAAGCTATAATTTTTAATAAAGATGCTGATGCATTAAAACGAATGGTAGAGTATTGTGATATGGATGTTATTGTACTTGAAAAGGTTTACCATAAATTAGAACCATATACAAAGCAAAAAGTAAACTATGCAGTATTGAGAGGTGGAGAGAAGTTTGAATGTCCTAACTGTGGAAAGCTACCACACTATAAAAGTATGTACACAACTGCAGCAGGAACTATTCAACACAGAATGCAATGCTCAGATAGAAAGATTTGCAATAAGAAGTTTACTATTAATAACAAAACTTACATTGGTTATTTACAATTTAAACTTCGTAGTAATATAAAATAGCTACCTTAGCAGAACTTTTTTCGTAAAGTCAATCTGTTTTGTTTAGGTAAGAAAGGGAGTTTGGGAACATTCTCCCTTTGTTTTTTTAAAATAATTAAAATAATTTGTTTAAAAGTATTGCAGTTATAAACAATTGTATTATTTTTGTCGAAACACTAATACAAAACAGATGAAAAAACAGATTAAAGAAGCCTTAGAACTTCACGCAAAAGCAAACGAATTGCTTTACTTATGCGAAGGAATGCAGAACCGAATAGATAATATGCTACGGTACAATGCAGAGATAGCTATCCCTAACAACTTTCACGAGCATTCAGAGAATGTTATTGATACCTGCCAACGTGGATTAGGTAGATTATGGAGAAGCTACCAGATAGTGATTGATAAACTTAAAAGCCTTGATGAGATATGAAAGAGGATTTAATAAAGTACGTTGAGCAATTGGAGATTGAGCGACAAGCAAACACGGATGTTTATTCAGAAGAAACACTAAACAGATTAGATAATTTAATTAAAGATTACCACAAACTAATATTGTCATTATGAAAACACGGAACGTATTTAAGAAAGTAACAGAGGCATTTAACCAACACGTAAAGCCTACTACATTAGAAAACGAGTTTATTCCTAACAACGGAGTAAGACACGGAGACTTAAAAAAATATTGGGATAATTATAATGCACAGTTAATAAATAGAATTTCAGAAATAAAAAGAGAGTTATGAAAGCAAACGATAATGTTAGAATTTGGATAGAGGATTCAGTAGAACCTGAAGGTGGTTTTTGGAGTTATGGATTTATTGATGAGGTTGGGATGTTTCGACAAAATGATTTTGACTACACAGGAAAAGAAGATGAGTTAGACCTTGTTGAGCAATATATAAAATGGGGTTATAAAGTTGAGAAAATTAACTCTGAATTTAAAAAAGGAGACAAAGTAAAAGTTAGTGGGTGCTTTAGTGACTTTGCACATAAACACGATAACCAATGGTTTAAAGGAGAATTTGTAATTGAATGTTCAAGACCATCAGTTTATAAATATAGAGTTAGAGTAAACAATAAAATGTCGGATTGGAAAAACATAAAAAAAGATGAAACGATTTAAAATAACATACAAGGTAAAGCTAAAGAGATGGGAGGAACGTTACTTAATTGTAAGCGCATACAATCAGTCAGATGCTAAAGATAAATTCCAATTATGGAAAGGTTTAATAACAGATATAAACGAGATATGAAAACAGCAGTAGAATGGTTGGTAAATGAAATACAAGAACAATTAAAAATGTTCTTCCCTGATGCGACATTATATCAACCAACCATTGACAAAGCCAAAGAAATGGAGAAAGAGCAGATTATTGAAAGCTATTGTCAAGGTTGTTTTGATATTAGCAAAGATAAAAATATTTTTCCAAGAGAAACATCAGAACAATACTACAACGAAACCTTTAAATCAGAGTAAGATGCCAGATATAGCAATGTGCAAAAATGAAACTTGCAAACTAAAAAAAGATTGTTACCGGTATATGGCAGAACCATCTAAATATTGGCAAACATACGCAGACATAAAGCCTAACGAAAAAGGGAAATGTGATTACTTTATCAAATATATAAAACCAAAAAAATGAATTATAACATACAATCAATTACAGACACAAAGAAATCATTCCCTAAAAATACAAGATTCGTTTTTGAGGATTTTCTAATAGCTTGTCCATTTTCTCTGGAGTATCTTAGACAAGTATCACGCAAACGAGAAGTAATGCAATGGCGGCAGTTAGGTATGGTTTGGTTAGCAATAGAAAATATGCACCTGAGCAAAGCAGGAAGATTCTTTGACAAAGACCATAGCACAGTTATTCACGCTTTAAAAGTAGTTAGACAAGCCAATAACGGATTTGATTATGTGCTAAAAGAAAAGATTGACAAGATAATGAACTGCATAGACTTGAGTGTGCCTTATTCAAACGATTCAAGCGAGAACGAAAAGAATTCTTTAATTTATTTAGAACGATTAATTAAAAAAAAATTAGCTGCTGAAGGTATGCTATGTGTTTAAAAGTATTATATTTGTAAACAATTAAAAACAGATAACTATGAAAAAAGAAGAAGTGGTAGACGTTCTACCGAAAAGCGAAACTATCTACACTAAGCTATGGAAAGCAAAGCAAGAGATAGGTAAAGTTACTAAAGGAAGTAACAATCCTTTCTTTAAATCAAAATACGCTGATTTAAACGCTATTTTAGAAGCTACTGAACCAATCCTATTAAAACACGGTTTAATACTCTTACAACCCATCTTAGACGGCAAAGTATGCACTCAGATAATAGACATTGAAAACGGAGACAAGATAGAAAGCAGTTTAGTTCTTCCAATGATTACCGACCCACAGAAATTAATTGCTTCGATTACTTACTACCGGAGAGGAAGTTTACAAACGCTTTTAAGTTTACAGGCGGTGGATGACGATGGAAACACGGCACGAGAAGCAGTAAGTAAATTATTTCCTCAAGAGCGTTTTGAATCTGGACTTGCTAAAGTATCAAACGGAGAATTAACTACTGAACAATTTAAGAACGCTTTGAAAGGATATGAATTAACTGAGTTACAAACCAAAGCAATGTTACTTTTATAATTAGTAATCAATAAAAACAAATAAATATGTTTAACACAACAACAGCACCAATGGCGAAGAATAGTAACCAAGTGCAAGAAGGAAAAGAAGTAAACAAGGTTTACAAAACAAACAATTTGTCAATGTTCAAACAAATTGACGGAAACAGAATTCCAAATTTACAGCACATTAAGCGATTAGCTGATTCAATTCGTGTTTATGGAATGAAGTGTAACCCAATTTTAGTTAATGAACGAATGGAAGTAATAGATGGACAACATCGTTTAATGGCTGCTAAAGAAGCTGAATCATTTGTTTATTACATTATTGTAAATGGATATTCATTAAATGAAGTTCACACGTTAAATCTTAATCAAAAGAATTGGACTAAAAAAGATTTTATGGAGGGATACGCTAATATGGGAATTGAATCTTATATTAAATTACGTGAATTTTCAATAAAAAATGATGACTATGTTTTTTCAGATTGCATTGCATTATGTCAAAATACTGGAAGCGGCTCATCAAGAAGTTTAGCAATACAAATATCTTGCGGTGTAAAATTAGATGGTTCAGCACAAATATTTGAGCAGGGCACGTGGAGATGTGGAGATATTGATTTGGCTCAAGATATGGCTAACAAAATACGAATGATAAAATCTTATTATTTAGGTTATAATCGTACAAGTTTTGTTCAAACAATGATGGGGCTACTTCAAAAAGAAACATTTGATTTTAACGAGTTTATGCACAAATTAAGATTGCAACCAACAGCAATGGTAGATTGTGCTAATCGTGAGCAGTATAAAACTGTTATTGAAGATATTTACAATTACAAGAGTAGAAACAAAATTAGCCTTAGATACTGATGAAGATTAGATGTAGCGCAATAGGTAAGATAATGACTTCTCCCAGAACAAAGGGAGAGGTTCTATCTGAAACTGCAAAGACTTATATTCAAGATTACTTTAAAGAAAAGGAATTAGGAATAGCTAAAGAGTTTTGGAGTAGATATACAGACAAAGGTTTACAGATGGAAGATGAGGCAATAGAGTTTGCAGGTCAAGTCTTAGGATGGGAGTTTGTGGTTAAAAACACGGAACGATATAATAACGAATGGCTAACAGGCGAACCCGATGTAATTACA